ATCCTGCACTCCAAGTGTTCGGCGTAACCCCCACGCCGACGTTGCCGGAGGAGTCGATGCTTAGAGAACTATCTGGAGCAGTAAGACTCAGAGAGATTTTGTTTCCAGTTGCACCGGAATCAGACGATAAATACAGATTTGTTCCATCGGTCTTAACGACAGCAGTTCTTGCTGTTCCAGACTTCTGGAGCGAAAACAGACAGTCATTTGAAGCAGAACTGACCAACGTCAATCTTGATATTGAAAACGCAGAACCACCAATAGCCAGCCCCGTGGAGTTCAGGGTCATGGCGGTGCCAGCGACTCCGCCGACGTTCGACCATGTGGCTACGCCGTCGGAAGCGATAGTATATTTGTCAGAATACCCAGAGCCGGGAGTCTGAATTGAGAAAGCTCCGTTGGTAGAACCAAGATAAGACAATGATCCGCTCCCGTCTTGAATTCCAATAAATGCACTGTTTGATCCTGTTCGCTTAAAAAGAGCAATGGTTCCTGAGGCTGAAACAACGTCAAACGGATTCGCAGGACTCGCCGTGCCAATACCCACCCGATTGTTCGCCGAATCAACCTTCAGCGTGCTGGTATCCACCGTCAGATCGCCGGTGATGGTGGCGGAGCCTGGTACGACGATGTTATTGCCGCTCGGGCCAGTAGCCGTGTACAGCTCGGTGAAGTTCTGATTGCAGTAATCGAACGAAGTGCGAAGCGGGGTTCCCGTTCCGTCGTTCGGTGCTGCGCCGATGTTAATGGTCTGTTTTGCCATGTGGGTGTATCCTAAAAGGTTTGTTAATGGTTAGATAAATTGGGTCATGTCCGCCGTGATGATCGTGGAATCAGCCGTAATCACGGTGTTATCAGCGGTAATATCCGCCGTTCCACCAAGAATCGACGCCTCCCAAAGTAGGCCAATCTCCAGCAGGATGCGTTCGCGCGGACTTTTGCATGAAGCTCCTTGAGCCTCCGCAATCAATTCAGCCGCTTCAGTGCAGGAGATTACTGGCATATCAATGATCAGCTAATTTGAACCACGCGACACCGTCGGTCATAATGACCAGACTGTTCCACTGCGGAGACATGGAGTGCGTCAGAGCGCCGTCAATCGTCTCGCTCGCGTAGCCATCGATGATGACATGATTCCCGCCGGAATTGATGCGCTTGAAAGCGTAGATGCGGCCAGGAACCAGAGCGGCAGGCGGCAATGTCATCGTAATAGCTCCGGCGGTAGCATCGGCGATGATCAGATAATCACCGCTCACCACATTTCCGCTCGTAGTCACACTCCGATACGCGCCGCGCGTCGCACCGCCGCCCTGAAGGTAAACGGCAATGCGATTCTCAAGAGCCAGCTTGGCCAGCTCAATCTCGCGAGGAGAACGACATCCAAGCGATGCCGCCTCATTGATCAGCGTCTCCGCCTCGTCGCATGTGATGTTTGGCATATCGGTTTAGAATTTAAGCCATCGGGCCGCGTCCGCGCTGCATCACCTCGGCGATGAAACCGCCGCCACCGGGAGTAGACTCCTCCATCTCCTCGCCCTCCTCATACTCCTCCTCGCCTCCCTCGGCCATCTTCTTACCCTTAGACTTCTTCTCGTAACCAGGGATAGCCATGCCATCAATCTCGATGACCTCCGCCTTTCCGTTCTTACCAAGAACGATAGTCGCCATCGTCTGGAAAGCCTCGCCTTCCTTCAAGTTCTCGGGGATTTCGACGCCTTTGGGAATGGTAAATACCGGCATGAAGCGAGCATCAGACTCATGGCATGTATGTCAATCAAAAACCCCCCACCAGCTTTTCGGGCCGATGAGGGGCTGCTCCAACAACGGAGCTGTGAGACAAACAACCTATGAGATAATCCGGTGGCTACAATCGCCGAAAAGAAAAAACCCGCAAGCATTTTCACGCCTGCGGGACTGTTAATTACTAGCTCGATTACGAGCAGATGATCTGGGTCAGCGCGCCGGTGCAGCGGCGGAAGATGATGGTCATGCCCTGGTTAGTGAAGATTGGCTCGGGAGCATGAATGAACTCAGCGTAGTGCTGACCCTTCTTCTCCAGAGGATCGGCGCAATCCACATCGAGCTTGTAGGCACCAGTCACCCACTGCCACTCGCCCATGTAGTTGGTCGGCATCCAGCTCAAATCGCCGACACGGTTCACAGGGCGAACAATGTGCGACTTGAAGACATACGGGGTGACGATGAACGCGGCCTCGAACGGAGCGGTCGTCCAGCTCGGGTTGACGCTGAACACCGTACCCTTCGTGCCGTTCGCACTGGTGAACGGCTGAACGAGCGTGTACTTGCCGCCAGCGTAGGTGTAGCGGGGCGGGAACAGATTTGGAACGTGCCGGAAGTTCTTGATAACCCGATTCGCACCAATGCGCTTGAGCAACTCCGCTCCAGCGCCACTGCCCTGATCAGCGTAGCGCAAGTCATCGCGGAACGCCGGGTTGTTCTGAGCGATACGCTGCGAAGCCTCCAAGCCGATATATAGCGGGAACACCGGGCCGTCGCTGCTGTAGCTGATGAAGCCAGAGCTATCAGGGTTGGTAGCGCCGTTGCGGATCAGGGTGGCAGCAGCCACATCGAGCATCTCCTGCGTAAGCTCGGAGGTGGACTGATTCAGAGCCTGACCAGCGGAACCGGTCTGAATCCAGGGCAGCTCATTCACGCCAGACGGAATCGTCTCAACCTGAGTGAAGGACGAGTCGGCCACAGCCTTGATGGCATACTTGGCGAACATGTTCTGGTAACGGGTTTCCCAAGAACGCTGAGCGCGGATGGAGAGCTTCTCCAAGTACACGCGGAGGAACGCCTCGACGCGATGGTCGAAGGTCAGATCGTCCTTACACAAGAGCGGACCTTTGAGGGCGAAACGCTCAGGACTCCAAGTAACGGCATTGTAGCCGACCGGAACGTCATTGTAGGTGACATCGCAAGCGCCACCGTTATCGCCGGGATTGCCGCTGGCGAGCGTGATGGCCGACCACTCCTCAGCCGCAGTCGGCTCGATGGAGGTGGTGGTGAACGAGGTCTGGGTCAGACCAGTACCCTGGGGATACTCGCCGCGCTCAATCATGTTGAGCCACATCGAGCGATACGAGGCGCGTTTATAGACGTCCTGAGCGAGCGACTCGGTAGCCACCGCAAAGGCGTTGAAGACATTAGGACAAGACATGAGATTATGAAATTAAACCGACGTTATCTGCGTTTTGGCGGCTGGCCATCCATCCACCACACGGTGGCTGATTATCCAACCTGCTACATGCGGAGTGTCATTGCCGCTTAGACGGTTTTGCGATGGATGACCAATCCGCCGCCTTGCTTAGGGTCGATGCGCGCACTGACGCATAAGAATGTCTACTAAGTCAATCAGAATTAGTAATTGGCTGGAAGATCGTCCGTCAGCTCTGACTGCTCCGCCATGTACGAGCTGTAGCCTTTGAGTAGGCCAAGTTTGTGAGGTTGGATGATATGCTCTCTGGCGATGAAGCCTCTGAATGTGTACGGGCCTGGGAAGGTTCCCGTCATCAGGGCGTAGAAGTCCACTCCGTCGGTTTTCGATCCTTTGCGCGCATCGACCAATAGCTTTCCATTGTCATACTTGGTCGTTTTAACATCGATGCGAAATCCCGGTGGTGGCGGGACAAGCGCGTCGTAAAGCGGATGCGGAGGCTCGCGGTCGGTATCAATGTCGGGATACACATTGAACAGGCGACAGAAAGCCAGCTCGCCAGCAATACCCTCAAGATCGACCGTATGCGGATCTTCCGCGCTGATCTTTAGATTCGTAACGTTGAAATAGCGGTTATTGCCATTTCGATTCTTGGCGACGTAATGGGCCAGCTTCTGCTCTGCTGTCGATAGAAATACTTTTTGACCTATTTTAATTTTATTTATCATGGTCAAAAAGGCGGAAAATTTTTGAGGGGGGTATCGTAAACGAAGCCCACCCGCAAAGGGGGTGCCACCCTCTACGTCAAAAACTGTGCCATTCCTAGGAAAAACAATCCTTTTCTGTCATAAGCAAAACTTATGCTGACTATCAGTTTCCCTGCGATGCACAATGTGTGTTATGTTCACTTGGTTTCGGTTTCGTTCGTCACCTGAATCTCAGCGACTCGATCCGGCATTGAACCGAGCAGATTGATCGAGACGGACGCACTCTCCCCTTGTTCTGACCAGCCAAACACCAGCGCGGAGCGTTTGGCGACTGAACCGAGGATTTGCTCGCGAGTTGCTTCATCCTTTATCCCGTCCAACGCATAACTATCGATC